CCGCTCTGTCGCCTTCGCCTGTCAAATCAAAGGCAGACCAGCCGCCGATACAATTCAATTGAATTGATATCGCCGTCTTTTACTTATGATCCCTCTGATTTTATCGCCACCAGCAGAATGTCAAGCGGACTGTAACCATGAGCCTCGTCACACCTTTCAGGCATGACAAGCCTCACAGTCCCAGTCTGTGCTTGCACATTCCAGTCACATAGTTCTACGAATGCATGGTTGCTGTGCTGGTGACGGCATCTCGATTTCTTCCTACTCACAGACGCTATTCCGCTGCGCTCCATGGTCTGCTCGTAAGCAGTCAGAAATGCTTCGCCTGCTCGATGCCTGCGATGTCAGGGCGTTGCCCTAAAATCTAGGGGTTGGTTAGCAAGGAGAACAACATGAACGAAGTACAGTACACAGAAGGCGACTCACTCACAGTAAACAATGTCTGCCCAGAATGTATCGCACAAGAAATGCTATGCGTTGACTGCGTAGAAACAGCAGACGCTCGACTCACCGACAAAGCGTATGAGTCAGCGTCTGAAGGCAACCTTCAGTACAAGCGTCAATGGCTCACGACCACAGAGCCAAGTGGTCATGACTGGACAGACAGGGAAGGTGAGTACAAACTACCCGTAGTATTCCTACAGGACGGCGGAGTCTATGAGGAACTATGGGAGTTGGAAGACATGACCCAGCGTGCACGCGAGACAGAGTGCCAGTGGTGTCACATACTCACACCAAAAATGTACAACGATTGCCAGTCATGCGACAAACCACTAGAAAGTAATGTGAGATAATGCAGTTCCAGGTAGCCCTCTCCCCTACGGGAGGGCTACCTTCCACAGACGAAACAACTAACGAAAGAGAGAGCAACATGAAAAACGAAGTAATCATCACAGGTACACTCAAGAACATCAAACAGTTCACAGGTAGCAAAGGAACACTCGTAACAGGCTGGCTCAATCAACGAGACATCAGCCGTACATCTGACGGGGTGGCTGACCGTCAGGTATATGTTGCAGGTATGAACATCGTTGCCCTTGATGACTCATCAGTAGGTGACCTACTTGCACTAGATCAGGCACGACAGGGTGCAGAGGAGACAATGCCAGTCACAATTACAGGCCGTCTCGTTACCCGCTTTGATCGCCGTCCCAATGTAGCAGAGGGTGCCCGCCGTGCACCACAGTTACAACTAGAGGTGCTAGAAATCGCAACAAACTAAGGATCAGAGGGTGGGTGGCTAACAATAGTCACTCACCCTTTATCTTTATTTATTGATCGGGGCCACCGTAGCCTAAACGGATAACTACGAGTCCATTATAATCAAGGGAGATATTATGTTTATAGATTACACAGAACTACTAATCATGCTTATATGTGGTGCTATCAATGCCATCATGTTAGTACTACTATTCATAGCCAACTACAAACTATTAAACGACAATAGATTCTTGCGTAGTCGGCTATCAGTCTGGCGTAAACGATGCCAGCGTGAACATGTGGAGGTACCCTTCTAGTGAGCGAGCCAAGAGTTGATGACGACACAGCAATAGGCAAGCACGACGAGTGCGAAAAGTGCGGTTGTTTTATATGGGAATGTATATGCAGTGAACCCGATGTTACATATGATGAGTTCTATGGGAATGAGGACTAATGCACCAGCACATAGCAAAGTACATATCAGTGGGTAGTACAATCATACTAACAATTGCTTCTTTAATTGGTTTACCTATCAAGGCAGCAGCACTACACCCTAAAGTAGAACCAAACAAAGAAGTAAAAACTGTACATATATGGAATAAGTTTACACTCAAAGCATATACCCGTGCCTACATACATGAAAACTACCCATCATGGGGTAGAGGCGAGTGGGTAGCACTGACTAAACTATGGGGTAAAGAATCAGGATGGGATCATCTTGCAGACAACCCCAACTCTAGTGCTTATGGTGTAGCACAAGTCCTTAACACTGATCCCCAAACTCCAGCCCCTCGACAAGTCGAGAGGGGCCTGTCGTACATAGTACATAAGTATGACAAACCATCTGTCGCTTGGTCACACTGGAGAAAACATGGATGGTACTAGTATGAAATCATATTACATTATACAATGTGAAATAGAAGTCGAAGCATCAGATGATGATACGGCTTTTGCTTTACTGCAAGACACCATAGGATTCAGCGGATTTAAAATGGTCGGCTGGATAAGCACACAACTATCAGAAAGAGAGAGCACAAATGACACTAACAATGACAATCAATGACCACCTAGTAGAACTAGGTACACTAGTAAACAATGAAGATAAAACAGCACAGCGTGTAGGTGCACGTCTAGTTGATGAGTTCCTTGCATCAGATGCAACAAAACAAAGTGATGAAGTTATAGTCAATGTCTTGTATTATCTAACAGATATTCAGGTGCGTGACTATGCACTAGGGTTGCTAGACCCATCAACACCAGACAAGTTTAGACCTGCACTATCAGTGCTACTTGAGGCAGCACCAACAAATACTGACTATATCAATGCACCAGCATGCTTACTTGCTGCACTTGAGTATGAACAAGACAACAAAGAAGATGCATTAATTATGCTATCAAATGCTGATAAAAACTATAGCCTTGCCATGCTATTGACCCGTGTATTTGCAGCAGGCTGGCCAAAGGAAGCCTTCGGTAACATGCGTGCAGAACTACACCCTAAAGTAGTAGCAGGTATTTTCGGAGATGAGTCATAGTCATGGGTCTTGATATGTATCTATATCAAAAAGAAACACATGAAGTAGCGTATTGGCGCAAGGCTAATGCTATTCATGGATGGATTATCAATGCTGCTGGAATAGCAGATGATGGAACTCCAGTACATTTAAACAAGCGATTAGTTATTCAATTACGTGATACTTGTGCTGACGTACTGCGAGTAGGCACAACAGACTATGCAGAAGAAATGCTACCACCCACATCAGGATTCTTTTTTGGTAGTTCAGAAGTAGATAAATGGTACTGGGATAATATAAAAGAAACAGTTACAAAACTAACTGAAATTATAGACCAGTCAGTTGAAGATCAAGAGTTCGAATACTACGCTAGTTGGTAAGGAGAGAAATAAAATGGGAAGACAGACAGCAGAATCCATAGCAGCATTTGATATACCATTACTAAATCAAATAGAATTACATTTAACAACTAACTTCTACCCACCAGTGCCAAGGTTCATGGCACAAACATGTGTTGATGCACTCAATGCATACTGGGAAGAAGACATTGACCGCATGATTGACATGCCCAATGGCGTTAAATATAAAGGCTCGACTTCTGCCCCTGCGTGGGCTATCTTCGAGCAACACAGGCTAAGCGCATGGCTAAACGAGGAAGAAGACTATGACAACGACTAGAAATCGTAGTGCTTGGACACGTGGAGGTACAGCAGTTAATGCTACCTCTGCGTCAGAAGCAGCACGACAAGCAGGTCTTGACTGGGAAGTAACACTTGCACCATTGCAAGCCTATCTTACCAACCCAGTCAGTGACTATGAATCAGTAACAGATTACTACGAGGTACCTAAAAAACAAGGAGTACTACGCCTTGATGATAACCATACTGGTATCATAGGTGTAGTTGGTGACAAGTATAAGGTAGTACAGAACATGGAAGTATTCTCTGCCCTTGATACACTCGTTGACTCAGGTGATGCACGCTACTCAGCAGCAGGTGAGTACAATAATGGTGCTAACATCTGGATGATTATGGAACTACCTAATGGTGTGCAGGTAGCCAATGATCCACACGCTGCATTCCTACTAGTGCAGTCATCACATGATGGCTCATGTGCAGTACGCATTCGTCCTATTATTGAGCGTATCTTCTGCGCCAATCAAATCAATCGCTTGATTACAGGCAAGAAGACTAATGATTATACTTATGTCATGAAACACACCTCTAATTCAGAGTTGTCTATCACTGACATTCGTAACATCACACAACTTACATACACAGCAATCGAAGAGTATGAAGGTATCGCAGCCAATCTTATTGACCGCAAGGTAGATAACAGTGCGGCTAAACGTATCTTCAAGTCAGTATGGTCACTGCCATCTACAGTAGAAGACAAACCATACCATCTGCTCACACAAGGTGAGCGTAGACAACAGACAATTGCTGTTACTGCACGTGATAAAGCGTGGCAAATATACAGTGAATCAGAAACACAAGAGAACATCAGAGGCACAGCCTTTGGTGTATGGCAAGCAGTTGTTGAGTACGCAGATCATCATGCAACAGGTGGCGATGAACGCCGTGCTGTTGCTACACTAAGCGGACGCAACGATACAGTAAAAACCAAGGCACTCAGCCTTGTACTAGCATAGGAGAGAGACATGAATACAATCCAAATTACAATTGAATCAGGTGCAGTAATAAACTATACCGAAGCAGAAATCTTACGCTTCATTAACAAAGCGGAGGAAGTAAATGCAGTACAGCAAGTTGCAAACGAGTACAGAGCAACAGCCAATTCGATTCGTAATCAAGTACGTGACTTCTTTAGTGAGCGTGAATGGTCAGATCGTGAAACAACAGTCAATCTTGATGAGGTTAACGAGTTACTCAACAGTATCGGATCACACTCTATTCAAACTACATACTCAGGCAACATTACAATTTCAGTTAGTTTCTGCGATTTAGATGCTGATGATGCTGATGATGCAATCAGTAAAATTGAAGATGATATTACTGTAGAATTATACGGTGCTTCAATTTCTATTGACCAAGTAAGCGTAGATGATATTGAGGAAGACTAATGAGCACACCATACGTGCCATATAATGGTACTGCTGGATGGTCAGGTACTGATACATCTAAGGCTCGTGCTATAGATAATCTTAAATCAGGTCGGGAAAAAAACCACCAAATACTAGCGTTAACACATTTAAAACTATCAGGTTTATCTGGTGTTACGTGGAAAGAATTAGCAGATTCACAAGGTTGGCATCATGGTACTGCTAGTGGTATTTTATCAGTACTACATCAATCAGGTGCTATAGTGCGTACTATTAAAACACGTAACAGATGCAAGGTATATGTGCATCAAGATTACAAAGACCTAGTAATACATGAAGTATACAAAAAGAGAGAGAAATTTTGCCCACACTGTGGCAATGACATCAATGCATAGTCCGTCAACTATGCTATGATGGGATAGCCAGTGGGTGGTAGGTTTTGGCTCTCTCCTTGTCCTGCCCCCATTGGTATCTAATCAAAGGAGAAACATGGCAGAGTTAGAAATACCTAGAGATAAGTACGGCAGGCCAATGGTAGTTCCACCTAAAGGTGGCAAACCAGTAGCGTATACACGTACTACTACAGTTGCAGGTTCATTAGATGATGGCACTGCACTAGTAGCATGGAAGTTACGTATGGCAGCAGCAGGTTTAACACTACGCCCTGATTTATTGTTGGCTGCATCAGCAAATAGAGAAAACAAATTAGAGATGGACAAGTTAGTTGAAGATGCAATGGAAGCAGCAGGTGCTACCAAGCAAGCAACTATAGGTACAGCGATACATACCTTGACAGAAAAATATGACAGAGGTGAAGACCTTGGTGTCATACCAGAAGATTATGTTGCAGATATACAAGCATATGCAGATGCAACTAAAAACTTCAAGAACATATTCATTGAACAGTTCTGCGTTTTAGATAAGTATAAAATTGCAGGCACACCTGACCGTGTTGTCGAGTACAAGGGCGAGTTGTTTATTTCTGACTTAAAAACTGGTAGTATCTCCTACCCAAACAAGATTGCCATGCAGTTAGCAGTGTATGCACACGGCTTGCCGTATGACCCAGCCACGGCAACCCGTGGCGCTTGGGGTAATGTTAACCAAGAGAAGGGTATCATCGTACATCTACCAGCAGGTAGCGGTAAGTGTGAACTACACTTCGTTAACATCAAGCAAGGATGGAAAGGTATAGAACTAGCAATGAAAGTCCGTACCTTCCGTGATACAAAAAAATCCCTAGTAACATCAATCAAGGAGTAACATGCATACAGAAGCACCAATCAGTATCACAGTTAAATCAGCAGCAGGTTCACTTGTTACAGTTCGTGCTGCTAACGCAGATGAACTAGACCAGACAGTTGCACTGACACTAGCATCACTATCATCTGCAGTAGCAGAACTAGAAGCAGCAGTGCGTGGTAGCGCACCAGTTAATACAGCAGTACCACCAGAACCAGCAGTTGCATCAATAGCATCAGCATTTAATGCTAGTGAAGTTGTTACAACTCCAGGTGCAGGTGCACGTCAATGTCCTCACGGTACAATGACACGCATCCATGGATTAACAGGTAAGTTTGGCCCATACAAAGGCCACTTCTGCCCAGCCAAACAAGGCGATCCAACTAAGTGCACAACCATCTATGTTAAGGCAGGCTCAGGAGAGTTCGCTACATTCATGGCCGACCAAACAAAGGCATAGCATGTCAGGATTATGTATTTCTAATATGCATAATCAATGTTATGACGCAGTTAATGATTCATACAATTGCTCATGTCCCTGCCATTTGAAAGGCATAAATGAAAACACTCCGCCGTAGTATCGGTAAGCCAGATGTTGGGGGAGAACCATTGCCCCCACCATTTCAGGCTTTTCAACGTGAAGGTATCATTTTGCGTCGAGCAGAAGTTACAGTCATAGCAGGTACTCCAGGCGCAGGTAAGTCATCTATTGCATTACATATCGCAGCAAGGTTAAAACAACCAACACTATACTTCTCTGCCGATACTAATGCACATACTATGGCAATGCGTTTGCTTGCTATGAAAGCCAAGATAACTCAGCAAGATGCTGAGTACATGATTAAGACCAAGCCAGAATCAGCAGAGCATTATCTGCGTGAGTTCTCTGGTATGTACTGGTCATTTGAACCTAGCCCTACACTAAAAGATTTAGATGAAGAAGTATCAGCATTTGAAACTATGTGGGGCAGAAGTCCTACTCTTATAGTTGTAGATAATCTTATGGACATAGCCATTGATGGACATGAAGAGTTTGCAGGTATGCGTGCAGTTATGAAAGAGTTAAAATATCTAGCACGTGATACCAATGCAGCAGTACTAGTCTTGCACCATACCCAAGAAGGAGCACAAGGTTATCCTTGTCAGCCACGTTCAGCATTACAGGGTAAGGTTGCACAGATACCAGCAATGGTACTAACAGTAGGTCAGATGATACATGGAGTAGACAGTTACTTATGTGTAGCCCCAGTTAAAAATCGTTATGGTAAGGCTGACCCAACAGGGGCAACTTACCTAACGCTATCATTTGACCCAGCCAAAATGCATCTTGAAGATGTCATCAGAGATAGCACACAGATGGAGATGAAAGTATAATGCCAAAGTATGAAATTATATATGTAAAAAATAAACTAAAAGTTATTCGTGCATCTAGCCTTGAGATTGCAGAAGAACGTGCAGAACAAGGTGCAGCAAATGGATGGATAGTTGATGTAATTAGAGAACTACCAAAAAAATGAGTAGCGCAGCCAAAGCCAAAGGCTCAGGAGCCGAGCGAGATGTAGTCAAGTACCTCAAGCAATGGTTCCCTTATGTTGATAGGCGATTGGCTGGTGCTACGTTAGACAAGGGTGACATCTCAGGTATACCTGGATGTACAATTGAAATTAAAAATCATGCCAAGATGGACTTGGCTGGATGGACAGAAGAGTTGATAGTCGAAATGGCTAACGACAAAGCATGGACAGGCGTGGTGTGGCACAAACGCAAGGGTAGGGGAAGTCCTGGCGATTGGTACTGCACCATGCCTGCTCATGTATGGGTAGATTTACTAAGGAGAGCACTTGGAGAAGCCAAGCATTGAAGAGTATCTCAACTACATAGGCGCAGCCGTGCCTTCTATGAGCAGCGGCTGGCGCAAAATGAAGTGTCCGTTCCACAGTGACAGTCATGCATCAGCAGCAGTTAACTATGATAAGAATGCTTTTATCTGCCATGGATGTGGTGTCAAGGGTGACGTATATTCCCTTATAATGTACAAAGAAGGTGGTGATTATCGTGAGGCTCTCAAGTTCGCAGCGTCAGTTCTTACTACAGGCAACACAGAGATACGCGAGCAAGATAGAGAACGCAAAAGATTATCTGTTAAACCGTCATCTCTCGGTAGAAGAGGCAAGCATATTTCACTTGGGAGTGGTAGAAGACCCACTTCCAGGACATGAAGCATACAAAGGACGGCTTGCTATCCCATACATTACACCGTCAGGTGTAGTTGATATTAGATTCCGTAGCATGCATAACGAAGACCCTAAGTACATGGGCTTGATTGGTGCTAAGACAACCATGTTTAATACACAGGCTTGCTTTGTTGCAGATAAATATATCTGCGTCACCGAAGGTGAGTTCGATTGTATTATGATGTCAGTTAAAACTATGCATGCAACAATAGGTATTCCAGGGGCTAACAACTGGAAGCCACACTACGCTAAAATACTAGATGACTTTGAAGTTGTAATAGTTCTTGCGGACGGAGACCCAGCAGGTCTTGAGTTTGGTAAAAAGATTAGTAGAGAACTAGGTAATGTAAACATTATCTCTATGCCAGATGGCGAAGATGTAAATAGTATGATGATTAAACAAGGGAGTGAGTGGATTGACCAACGAATCAGAGAGTGCGTTGCCATTTGATGAAACATTTTGGGATCATATAGATCATCAAAAGTTTTCAATCGGTATACCTGTATCAGAAGACAAAGTATTAAACATTATTGATGTGCTTAGGGATGTGTACGACTCCATAGATAGCGAGCCAGAGGTAGCCAAAGAATACTTAATCATGACTGCTGCTATAATATCAGCCATACCTACAAATGGTGCCGAGTTGGTATGGGAAGAAATGGCAGTCAAAGAATCTATGAAAGACCTTGACTCAACACTAAAGGAGATACTAAATGAAAAATCCTGAAGATGTAGAAAAAATCCTTGGTGAACTATGCACCATTATGTTTAGAAAGCATGCTGACTATGGACCAATGAACATAGCAGCAGCCCCAGGTGGCCCTATGAATGGGCTAAGGGTACGCATGTATGACAAGTTGGCTAGGCTTAACAACCTAGTAGATACAGGCGACACGCCGAACTACGAAAGCGTAGAAGATACACTGATTGACCTAGCAAATTATGCCATAATCGGGTTACTAGTCCAACGCGGACAATGGGAAGGTATACCTAATGGTAAGCAAAACAAAGAGGGTAGTGGTTCTCAGCGATCTTCAGATACCCTATCAACATAATAAAACCGTAGATGCCACACTAGAATTTATCCAAGATTATAAACCAGATGAACTCTGGTGTGTTGGAGACGAACTAGATGCACCCGAACCTAGTCGTTGGAACAAAGGTATGGCAGGAGAATACGCAGAAACACTACAAGATGGTATTGATTTAACGCACGACACAATGGCTCGTTACCGCAAAGCACTGGGTAACAAGCCATTTTACATTCAACGCAGTAATCATACTGACCGCATAGATACATACATGCGCAAGTATGCGCCAGCATTTATGTCACTCAAGTCATTAGAGATTGAACAACTACTTGGCTATGAAAAACTAAAAATTAATTACCTACATAAAATGCATGAGTTACTTCCAGGTTGGGTCATGGCACACGGAGATGAAGGTGTACTTAACCGTGCTCCAGGGGCTACTGCATTAAATTTAGCAAAACGTTTAGGCAAGTCAGTAGTATGTGGACATACGCATCGCGTGGGTTTGCAACATGAAACCACTGGTTTTTATGGTAAGACTAATACATTGTATGGTCTTGAAGTTGGACACATGATGGATGTAAAGCAGGCTAGTTACTTAACATCAGGCAGCGCTAACTGGCAGCATGGTATTGGCATCTTAGTAGAACACAATCGTAAAGTTACACCATTTGCTGTTCCAATTGTTAACGGCGAGGTAATCATTCCGTAATGAATTACATTGATGAGTACAATGATTTAGTACAGACACTTGCCACAGAATATGCAAGACGCTATACAATGGTGGAGCGTGATGACATAGGGCAAGAGTTGTGGGTATGGTTTGTAGGACACCCACGTAAGTATAAAGAGTGGTCTGAGTTAAAACAAAAAGATCGAGATAAACTTATTGCTAAATCGCTACGCAATGCAGCACTTAAGTTCTGCGAAAAAGAAAAAGCAAAGAAAATCGGGTACGATATGTCCGATTTATACTACTATGATGTGTCAGTTATAGAAGTTTTTCTTCCCTCGATCATAGGAGAATCCTATGAAATACCTACAAAAATTAAAGACTTGGGTGACACGGTCAAAACAAGTGAGATTTCAGATGGTAACAATTGGTTATCGTTAAGGTCTGACATAGCAGCAGGCTACTACAAATTGTCTGAAACAAAACAAAACATATTACGTTTACGATTTAGTATAGAACAACCTGACTGGACATTGCTTGCAAAAGATATGGACAGCACACCTGATGGTGCACGTATGAAAGTTCAACGTGCAATTGGTTCTCTTATAAAACATTTAGGTGGATGGAGACCGCAAACAGATGAGGACTCTAAGGTTGAATGACTTAAGAGGAGAGCCAGCCTTTGCTTGTATATGTGGCTGTCTTATGTTTGAACTTACTGTGATGTGGGATTGGGAATCAAGAGAGATTTCTTGGTATGATCTTGCACAAAAGTGTAAGGATTGTGGAACTATAACAACAGCACCAACACCAATGGATTGGATGGATTGTGAATAATGCCTGCATACGATTTTAAATGTGAGACTTGCACTACAGTTATAGAAACAAATGAAAACATACCACCAATGTGTACCACTTGTAATGGAACTATGACCCGTGTATGGTCTAGCGTAGCCGTTAAATTTAACGGTCCAGGATTCTATTCAACAGGGGGATAAATGTTTAGACCCAGTGACACACCTAATTGCGAGTCAACAGATACTGAATTGTTTTTTGTACCAGATGGAAGTGGCACTTACAAAGAAATAAAAGCACTTAAAACTATTTGTGGCAATTGTTTAGTAAAAAAAGAATGTCTTGACTATGCACTTAAATATAATGTGTTGGGTTACTGGGGTAACACTACTGAAGGTCAACGATATGGTTTAAGACGACAACTTAATATAACGCCAATACCAATGCACTCTACATACAAATAAAAAAAGACCCCCGCCAGGTAGGTTAAAGTACCTGAGCGGGGGCTTCTATTTCTATAAGTATTACTTCTTGGTAATACCAAACTCTTTTGCTGATGGGTCAAGTGCCTTAAGAACAGGACCTACAAGACCAGCAACAAAGGCTGATGCCAATACCTTAGGGTCGTGAACGCCAGTCATATAAAGTCCTGCGGCTACAGCGGCTGCTGAGCGTAGGTATGTAAGGGCAATTTGCTTTATTTTTTCTTGGTTCATTGGGAAGTTCCTTTACTTTAGTTTCATTTTGATTACACGTGCTTTTACTTGTTCAGGTGTTTCTACTATCTCAAAGTGCATATCATCTTTGCGAGTCTTATAGGTATAGCCAGCGCGTAACCCATACTTCTTGCAAAGAATATCTAATACCTTACGCTGTTCAACAGTAAAGGTATTTTCCTTACCAAGCGGATGCTTGACTGCGTTTAGGTCTATTGCCGTACCAGATGAATGGTTAGATAAGTTATCTGTCTGACCACGAACTTGACGATATGCATATGACCAATCATCAAACTCGCCTTCTTCAAGAGGTTCAACTTTAGTATGAAACTCAGCAGCAAATGCTGCTAATACTGGACCACATATCTCGTTGCACTGTAATTTAATTTTTGTTCCAGCAACAGGAAAATGTTTAATGTTAATTGCTTCTTTATCTTTAGATGCTACCCAACCATTTTGACTGTATTCAATTGTCACTTGTCATCTCCGTTGCGTAGTGGATAAGTAACTGCCCATGCAATTAGTGTTCCAGCAATTGCATAGCCAACTACGGTTTTGGCTGAACCATCAAGGACTACCCAAGCAATAAACATGCCTAGTAAAGTCCATAGTTGTTCAACCATATCTCTGATTACTTTCTTCATGGTTTTCTCCTATAGGCTGCTGCTGCTCCTGCCATACTTGCTGCGTTAACCGCAGCCTGTCCAGCAATAACTGATGCGACAATGATCTTTTCTGATTCTTCTCTTTCTTCATCTGACATATCAGCACCGATGCTTGTAATTGCAAGAAGGGCTTGCTTTGGGTCAGTAAAGATTGCTTCAATAAGGGCGGCTGGACTCTTAAGTATTACCAATGCAGCAGCAACTTCGGCTGTAATTACAACTTCATTACCATTTTCATCTTTACGCACCTCAACTGGTGTCTCAGGTGGTAAGTCTTCATAGGTTAAGCCAGCATCTTGAATTGCTTGGGCTGTTACTGGCTCGCCTTGTGCTGCTTCAATGACCGCTTTTGCTACCACTTCTCGTTCTTCTGGTGTAGAATCTTCCGTAGCCACAACTGGTGGTTCAGGTTCTTCAACAGGAGGTTCAGGTGCAAGTTCAGGAGCAGGTTCAGGAATTACAGGAGCAGGAACTTCCTCAGCGGGAGGTTCTTCTGCCTCCGCAGGAGGCTCTTCTACAGGTACAGGAGGTTCTTCCTCTTCTACGGGTGCAGGAGGCTCCTCAACAAGAGCAGGTGGCTCTTCTACGGGCACTGGAGGGGCTTCTGGCTCTGGCTCAGGAACAGGTTCAGGCTCTACTTCAGGTTCAGGCTGAGGAGTAGGCAATGGTTCAACAATTTCTGGTGGTGGTGGTACCACTACTGGTTGGGGCTGGATTACTACTACTGGTTCTGGTTGAGGTTCGGATGGAACGGGTTCAGAAGGAGCAGTTGAAGTTTCGGAAGGAGCAGTAGGTGTCTCCACTATGGTTACTGTTTGGGTTTCTTCTGGGCTGGGTAATGGCTCAGGTTCAGGAGAAGGCGTTAAAACAGGAGTTGGTGTCTCAACTACAGGAGTCGCAGACTCAACTACGGGTGTTGGAGTCTCGCTTGGAGTTGGAGAAGGTGAGGGTTCGGGAGCAGCACTTGGCTCTGGACTGGGACTTACAGTAGGGGCTGGTGCTATACCGTTATAATATCTACCAATACCTGTGTAGTTATCACTGATGTAGGTTGTCCATTGACCAATAAATCCACCTTCGCAAAACAATCTTGCAATGTCACCCTTGCCATTGAAGTAAGAGTTGTCTGCATCCCACCCAGTAAGTGCGGTATAGGTTTCACCAGCAGGGTTGGCACAAATAATTGTTACATTTCTAGCCATTAACTCTGGTGATACTGCTTCTGCTGTAGGCATAAAGAAAAAAGAAGTTCCTAATACAAGAAACCAAACTGCAAGTAAACGGGGAAGTTTCACTTGTACCTTTCGGGTTAGTTAATCGTCATCCTCATCATCTTCATAAGGAATAGCAGTTGGATCTTTACTTGGTGTCCAATCAGGTTGCGGATATGGTGCAGTGCTCATTATTCTTTCTCACATAACATTCTATAAATATCATCAACACGAGTTTCAACTCGGTTGAGTCGATCAGATACACTGCTACCACCATTAGGCTTAAGTTCTGCTAGGTAATGCTTAACCATCCAGCGAATCATAAGAGCAAATGCTCCTATAAGGGATGTGATTGAGAGAGCAAATGCAGCCCAATCTTGTGGTGTCATGATGTTATACCGTTCTGATAGTAATTTCTACAACCCCACCAAAGCCATCAAAGCGCTTATCAGGTGGTGTCATACGAGTGAATGTAACCTGCTGTATTACTGCTTGCTGTGATTCTCCTGTTGTCAGGTCTTGCCAAGTAAGCACGTCACCTGTCTTTTCAATCTCTTCTAATAATTGTATGCGAGCATATGCTCTGCCATCATAACCAATTACAGTATTAAACCTATCAGTTTCTATATCAAAACAAAAAACAGGGAACTGGATTATACGTTGACGTGGTGTAGCAATAGTTGCTTTAGCCTGATAGCCCTTAAAAATTGGACCAGTAGTAGTATCTGTAGTATCACGATTAAATGTAAACTTATATGCAAGAAACTCTTGTGCTACTTCAGGTTGAGTTGTAGTTACTTCTACTGGGGCTACACCTATATTATAACTAATATGGTCATACTGTGTTTCATTTCCAGATGCTTCTGTAGCAAGAGATGACAAGGTAAAGTCACCAGATGTGAATGTACCACGTGCAATAAGACGCTTATAGTTTTTAGGTTCTAAAGTAGAATATCTAATCTTACCTGTAGTTATAGAACCAGTTGTTGATAAAACAGTAGTTGATTGTATGGCTATGCCATTGCTGCCTGATGTAGTAAAGGCTATCTGGTCTGTATTACCTACAAAATCTACGCTAGTTGCGTAACCAGTAGCACCATTAAAATATGCATCTTTAGCATAAGCAAAGCGTAAAGATTCAATCTCTACGCCTAAATCAATACGATATAAACCAGCGTAACCATTGACTGTGCCTGCAGCCCAAACATATTTATCACGGAAAGCAAAGTCACGGATACCATTAGTGTCTTCAAATATAAGTGGACCATAAGATAGATCACCAGTTGTATCTGAAATGGTAGCCACACGCATACCTTTATTAGTACCAATCATAAGGTAACCAAGGTACGACTCGATCTTATAAACTATTTCGCCAATAGGCAGTTGTGCTGCCACAATTCCTGATGTAAGGGTGGGCATAACACCAACAGTAGATAGAACAAACTTGTAAATGGCAGAGTTACCGCCAAGGTAACCAGCAGCATAGATGGCAGAGCCACCTTCAGAGATAGATGACCATACCCAATCAGTATTAGGGTGTGTGTATGTAGCCGTAGGTAATGCGTGAGACGAACCCTTAGCATTAGTTAGTTCATAAATAGATGCACCAATACCAGCAACAAGACGTTGC